GCTCATCAGCCCATCCGTCTTTGTTATTTGTCGTGCTGATGAACTTTGGCACACAGATTTTACCATCCATCGTCTGAAACCGGATGTCTGCATTGATATTCCAGTCTCGCTTCCAGAAGCGTTCCTCGACGGCATTGGACGGAAAGAACACGTCCGGAGCGAACTTCGCCTGGATTCGGTAAGTCTCAACTACTTTGGCTGGCGCCGGTATCGGAGCCTTGGACGCTACCTTACGCATTGGGCTATCAGTTTCTCGATTCCACGACCATCCTGGACTCCCTTTCCAGAGAACCATCCCGTGTACGGGAAATACTCAACGCGGTTGCAGTTGCAACGCACTATGATGGACAGGCTCGTCTCATCAACGACCGGAATACCGGCCTGACAGAACCTCTTTTTCGCATATTCCTTACGGGCCTCGATCACGCGATCCCGCTCAGCCTTCCACTCCGGTTTTCTCCTTGCCATATACTACCATGATGCACTCCTCGGTGCTTATAATCTGTTTCCCGCTCCCGTCGAGAGTCGCATAACGTTGCCATCTTGCCAGAACCGCGTTCCAGGAGACACCATACCTCATCCGGCATAGCATGTCGCAGAGGCGGTCACACCTGATCTTCATGACACTCTCAATCTCGAACTCTGGCCCATTAAAAAAGCGAAGGATGTCTCCGGTCTTGGCCTCCAGGAAGCCCTTCGTGTCCTTATAGAACTCGCCGTATGGAAGGATGATGTAGTCGAGGAACGGATCCTTCGGGGCTTCGTGCTTCGGCTTAAAAATCCTCCTCTTTGAAGTCGATTTTGCGTCCTGTTTCATACGGCCTTGTTAAGTCGTGAATGGCCTGGCAATACCCGTCCATGGTCACAGGGCTCATAACCCTCGTGCTCTCGTCTTCCGGGTTAATGCTTCGCTTATACTCATAGGTAAACTCTTGCATATAGGAGATAAAGTCGCTCTTCGATATCTTCCTCAGAGAGCGGTTAGGCTGTGGAGCCCAGTGGATCTTCTTCTCCTGCTTAAAGGACTCAATAGCCAGCGGCTGAGGGTACTCAAGCCACTCCTGGATACCGAGAAGATAGAACCTCATGCAGAACGGAAGCAGGTACCAAAGGTGGTTCTTCCTGCTTATCACGTAGATGTAGTTCTGAGCGAACATCGTTAGGTGGTTCCTTCTTGCCCATCTATACAGGGTGAACCTCCACATCTCCCAGTCGTAATCGTCCGGCTCACCCAGGACACCGAAGTCCCAGGCCGCCTTGTGCTTGTCAAGGAACTCCTTGGCTCCGTAATTGTCAGAGAAATTGCACGCGTCTATGACGCCCTGCTTGAAGCAGACATCAAAGAAGCGCACAATCTGCGGAGCGGACGTCCTATTTAACGGATCACGACTCATATTACATCATATCCCCTGTCGTGCAGGTAGGTTAAAACCATGAAATACGTTCCAAGCGAACATCCGGGCATCCGGAGGGCGCGATATACGCCCTCGCGGATCTCACGGAGTTTCACCGCCCGGACACCATCTACACGAACGAAGTTGGCATCAAGGTCCAATAGTTCTTCTGCGGTCCAGTTTGTCATTTCTTCTTCTCTGCAATCGTCTGTTTCAGTTCACCGTTCTCTACGGTCCACGTGCCAACCTTGAACTCGGATGGATTGATATGGGAGTCAATCATGGCGTCGAAGAGGCGGATGCGCTCTTTCATAGCGGCGATTGATCCCTCAAAGTCCTTCCTGAGGAAGTGGAACACGATTCCACGCCAAGTGGCGAGAGGAGAGTCGGTATCCTCAATGATGTCATCGTTCTGGTAGATGTACTTCACGAGGATGATTTCCTTCACAGAGTCCTTTGAGATGAACTGACCAAGCAACTGGTCTCCATGGTCTGCCCATACAGCCTTCTTCTTCTCCTCGTAGTCGGTGTAATCATCACCAAAGAACTCTGTGGCCGTATTGCCAACCAGGCACTTGTATTCAACCACAATGCTCTCGTCTGGAGTGAAAGAGTCCGGAGACGCGCCGACGGGGCAGTCCTTGGCCACCCAGAAAGGAATTTCGTCCAGGTCCTTGGAGTATATGAGTTCACCCAGGCCGAGGTTTGCTACGGCCCAGTCGTAGATGTACGGCTCCTGCTCGTTCCCGATGTCCATCTGCTTCGCGGACACCGGAAGAGTGTAACCGTGCTTGCGCTCGAAGCGCTTAGCCCGGATGTACGAGAGACATCCGTCGATAATCTTTCCACTTGCGCTCGTGATGGAGCCAAGTTCAGAGGCGGTGATCATGCCAAGCCGCCTCTGCTTCCACTGCTTTTCCTTATCCATGATTATACGGGTAAATCGTCACTTTCCTTGGCCGGTTCTGGCTGCTCCTGGACCGGAGTCAGAGCGTCATGAACAGCGTTCTCGATAGTCTCGTCGGCGAAGTCGAACCTTTCAGCCACCTGCTCGAAGGTCATGCCCTTCTCCTTGGCCCAGGCCACGGTCTTCTCCAGAACTTCTTCCGTCACCATCTTCTTCGCTGCCGGTGCGGCAGCAGGAGCCTGCGCCGGTGCCTCAGCGGCTGGATATTTGCTAATTCGGAGGCCCCATGTGTCTCCACCGTCCTGCACGTCACGGGTCTTCTCCTTGGTGAGGCGCACGGGGACGTTCTCAAGGCGGGCAAGATACCCATCACAGTCAGGGAACAACTTCACCAGCCGCTTTCGGTTGGTGGCATTGAGCACCATCGGTAACTGCGTGTACGGGTTCGGGGCAAAGTGGGCAATCCACACTCCTCTCTCAGTACGGCCACCGATCATTTCGCTCTCTTTGTACTCAATACGAGCAATGATAATTCGGTCGATGTCCTTCCCCTCAGGAAGGCACTCGACACCGCAGTGGGTGAGTTTTCCACCTACGCGGTAATGAATTGACTTCTGATCTTCCATACTATTTAGAATTTAACGAAAAAATGTCTGCAAAAACTATGCCTCACCAGCCTCTTTCAGGACTTTTTTGAAGCGACCATTAACATCGCGCTCCATTTTCTTGCGCTGCTTTGGCGTTGCCTCCACATACTCCTGCACCTTCTTGACCTCGGCGATTGCCGCCTCCTCGTTCTCCTCCTCGACCGGCGCAGCCGACAGTCGGGTTTCGTAGGCCCGTATGGCATCCTGGATGTCGTTGACGAGTCGCTGGTCGCGAGTCAGCGTAGCGTTCAGGTAGTACATGGTTTCGGCGAAGCCGAAAAGATTTTCTTCTGATTTCTTGGTCAGACCGGCCACCAGGTAGCCGTAAGGATGCTCAGATGCGGTCACGCGCATCTTCCAGTTGCCAGAAATGGTCTCGATTTCGAGCCAGTACCGGCGGACCACATACCGGAATCCATGTCCTTCGCCAATTTGCACAACTGGATTGGCCACATGGAAAAGCCAGAATTTCTGAATTTTAAGCCACAACTTTTTCATATCATTTGTTTTTAAGTAGTTTCCACTCAATATAGTCTCCAATATCTGCATGATCCGGCACAGGGCCATCCCATTTCTCCCACCATGGCCATACTTCCCCCTTCTCGGCCCACTTATCACGGGCATCCATATCGGGGAGGAGAAGGCAGTTCTCATTTACATCACGAAGGTTTGACTTTCCCCCAGTAGCGAGAAATCTACGGCCATAATATAGCGTCCCGAGGATTGCGGTCTTCTCCGACTCGCAAATGAAGGCTTTCTTGCCATCATCAGGGACATTATCACCAAAATAACAGCGTCCGGTGTATCCATCGGCAATTCTATACTGCCGCCCAGGGTGAAATTCTTTGTCTCTATGCCCATCGTTCTTGTATAATATCCTCTTGTCAAACAGGACCCTTCCGTCCTTGTCCACGTACCAATATACCGTGTTCCCATGAGAATCCGTCGTTACATTGTACTGCTTCCACACCTCTCTCACCCTTTCCTCTGGGAACATCTGGCACATCCAGTTGAAGAGCGGGCACTTGTGAAGGTCATAGTTTGCCGCTCCCATCACGGCCTCAATCGGCACGAACTTCTGCGCCGGAGCCTCGTGACGCCTGGTCTCGCCGGTCCAGTGGAGCGCCTGGCCCTGGCCATTGATGATGCGGTTCGCGGCCTTGAAGTCCTCGGCACCACCGTAGTCAATCAGCCACTGCGTCAGTGACACGCACTCGCCACCTTCCTCGGACACCCAGACCGTCCCGTTCTGGATGTACACCTTAATCTTGTCCTTCCGGTATGGATGCGGCTCACCGTTCAGGTAATAGCCGCCCTCCAACTGCTTTCCTCTCTGCGTCAGTTCCATCCCCAGGATCTTTGGACAGTTACGGAAGGCTGCTACCGGATCATAAGCGAATCTGAAACTATCTTTTCCCATATCCTAAAAGGGGAGATCCCCGTCATCTTCTTTCATATCCAGCGTCGGCTCCTCGGGCTTCTCAACCTTCCCTTCGTCCTCATCATCTGTCAGCGGCTTCACCTCCATGTAGTACCACATTCCATCGGACCTGCGCTTGCTCACTATCTTCAATTTCTTATTGAACAGGTCTGTGACAGAACTGCGACTCCTCGGTGTCTCGCCCCACTCCTTGCAGTAGTCGATGTAGTCCTGCACCCATTCCTTGAGTGACTTCCAGCCAGGAGCACTCATATCATGAGGATCATCCGCATACACATACCTCCTTGTCTTCATCCAGCGATTCAACGAGTTCGCATCCTCCTTCATCTCCTGGACAACCTCGCGAACAGAATCTGCAATATCAATCTTACCCTCGTTCTTGATGAAGGTCTTGTAGCCTTCCAGAACCCAGTTAAATATCGCAGACTTTACCTCCGGCGCCTGGAGTTTCATTTCCAGCATCGGGTCCTTATCCCTATCGTCAATATGATTAGGCGCCAGGATGATGAGGAAGCGCCGGAAGTAGCCCTCGGTATCGTCAGTGGTCGGAGGTATCTTGTTAGCGCAGCAGAGCATCAGAGGGATCTTGTCCACCTTTGTCGGCCTCTTAGAATAAGGATGACGCCCCGTAAAGGCGCCGCCGGAAACAAACTGCTTGAAATCTCCTCCTGAGAAGTCCTTGTTCGAGACCTCATCGCAGTAATTGACTATTTTTCCATTCACGTCAGCCAGGTGATACTCCATCTGGCTGCTCTTGAATAACTGCTCCGGGCTATAACTGCTGGCCACATTCGGGCCCAGCATGTTAACCACGGCCTTGCAGATGATACTCTTTCCGTTCTGGCCCTCGCCAACGATGAAGGTAATATACTCAATCTTGTATTCGGTTCTCTTGGCCAGGAAGCAACCACAATACTGATGGAATGTCTCCCTCATGGCCTCATCAGGAACGGTCATGGCCAACACCTTATCCCAGAGTGCAGACTTAGCCGTAGCCACGTAATCGAAGTCCAAGATAATGTCCGTCTTGTACTTCACGTTGAACTCGTTGAGGCGCATAGTCTGGAGGTCAAACACGCCATTCCGGAAGCAGACATACCTGCGGTCCGGCTCGAACTTACAGTGCTCGTCTCCCTTGAGGCGGTTGAGGCAGTAGTCCCTGATAATCTTGGCCGAGCCGGTCTGATACACGATACCGACATTGCAGCGCTCCATCACCTCAATGATGAGTTCCAGCAGCGTCTCCTCTAACATCAGTTCAAAATACTGACCATTGAAGACATATAGCATACCATCCTCATCTACCTTGAAGTAGTCGTTGCCATCATCGCCAGCCAAACCGCAAATGTAACGCCTGAAAGCCTTAGCCATGCCAGCCTCAGTGCGCTTATTGACCCTCTCGTCGCTCAAACCGCCGTTTTCCAATGATGGACCGGCAGTCTCGCAGAGATAATCAATGATGTGATCGTACTTCAAAATTTTGCGGTTTTTAACAAAAACCCCCGCCGCAAGCGAGACCCCATCCGGGGACAGGGTTGGCTCTCTCGCTATTAGCAGGGGTAAATTTCTTCACGGAAACGAGCCATAATTTCCGGTTGCGGATTGCAAAGATGCAAATTTTATTCCAAACTTACAAATCGTCGATAGGGAAGGGGTCGAACCTTCATGCCCTTTACCGTAAGCAACTGCCGCTACAAGGCTTACGACTCCAGGCTACCCCGGCAGGGGAATTCCAATACCAACTCTGGCACCCATCGTTATTGTGGACCTGAGCGGACTCGAACCGCTGTCTTCCTGTGCGCCAATACCCACCTTTCTCAGATGAGTTAGGTGACTGAGATTTTCTTCCGAGGATCACAGCCCCACAATCCTCGCCCCCTTCAATGCCGGTTGGTCGCAAGGGATGTTCTGGTTTGAACATCCTCCACCAGGAGCCGCTTCTGTTATATCGCAACGGCTACCACGAACCTTCTTCCAGATTTTCGGTCTTAAGCGGCCATGGCCATAGCCATACGGCTGGTGGCAGGACGGAAAGAACGTGCGAAAGCAGCAACCTTGTTGCCCAGACGCTTGGTAAAATCTTTGGCGATTATTGCTTGTCATATTGGACCGGACATGACACCGGCTCACCAGCAGATACCTGCTGCACAAGAATCAAAACCAAACAGGCCCAGTAATTCAAAGAATCTTGTGGTCCCGGTGAGGCTCGAACTCACGACACCCTGGTTAAAAGCCAGGTGCGCTACCAACTGCGCCACGAAACCAACACTTGTAGCGGGGGCAGGACTCGAACCTGCGACTGTCCTGGTTATGGGCCAGGCGTGCTACCAACTGCTCTACCCCGCAGTGTAAATGCCGTCTTTCCGGCTGTCACCGA